TTGTGTCTGATATCGCTATCGTCACCATCAACTACGGGCAAGCCTTTAAATGTTGCTGGTATTCTCTCTTTGTGGCTGAATACTACAGCAATGCGTTTTAATGCTTTGTTAGCTTTTGCTTTCTTAGTGTGCTTTTCATAACCGTCGATGCCACTATATGAAAACGTAAGGTCGTAGTTTTCCGGAATGTTCTTACGGTTCGGAATTTTTGTGTAGTCATACCATTGAATATCTGGGAATGCTTGAAAGATGTTAGCGTACTCTTTACCCTTTCTGATAACTGGTATTTTTTCCCATAGTATATCACTTGTTCCGTTGAGCCTAATCAATGGCGTGGTATCCGTTGCTTCGGCTTGTGCCGCTACCATTGAGACAGAATAAACCAAATCTCTTAAAAAGTTTTCCCTATCATCAAAAAATCTTATTGTCTTATTTATACGTGCTTGTTGAACGTTAGACATTGCACCGCGCCCAGCTGTATAGAGGCAAGCTTTTTCGCATCCCGCCTCTTTTGCCATTGGGCAGACATTGCCTCGTCCCGCTTGATTAGCTGGTGCAAGGTATAGAATTCCAGTTGTAAAGCCATACTTTTCGCCTTTACTTGTTTTGGCGTCTTTGCCTATTGATAGGATATTTTTTGGTTTATAGTTAGTCATTTTTATTTTTCCTTTGGTTTGGTTATTGTTTACGATTCCCATTATAGACGCTTGCAATGGGTTGTCAAGCATTTTGTCGTTTTATTTTATACGTAATATATCAAGGAATACATCAAGGAATATATATTAAGGATGTAACACTCCCAATACTCACACCATACAATCTCACAATAAAATAATCTGTTGAATTTTTACCACAATATATTTGTGGATATCTAAGGGGGCGGGAGGGGGGGTTGTGTGCAGGTGAAAAATATAGTACCACCCCAGATACAAAAAAAAAGGAAATTTGAGTTTGGGGTTTTGCATATCTATCTATAAAAAACTAGACGTAGAGAATATTACCGTAAGATATTGTTATATAAACCTATTTACGTATAATTAAATATTATAAGAAAAGGAAGAAATAATACCACTTGCGCAGTTTCTAGGAAATTTACTAAGGTGTTAAACTAAATGTATAAGTAAATCAATACGTTAAAAAATAATGCTTGACAAACTAAATGATATATGATATAATACCACCTTTCTAAGGTATATTACCCAGTTAGGTTTAATTATTAGTAATATTATTTAATCTACTGGGGAAATTTACTAAGCACAATATCCTTTAAGGGGGTAGTATTGTCTGATTATACGGATAAAAGAAAACAGGAAGTTAAAGTTCCTAAGAAAAGAGGCAGACCACCTAAAGCATTAGTACAGGCTAAAAAGAAAGGAGCTAGACCTCCTGGTAGACCTCCAGGTGATAAGGCTATAATGGATGAGTACAAGGCTAGGCTTCTAGCGTCTCCTAAGTCTCGTAAGGTTTTAGATACTATACTAGATGCTGCACTAGATGATGAGCATAAACACCAAGCAGCTGCTTGGAAACTTCTAGTAGATAGACTTATGCCACTTTCTTCGTTTGATACTAGTTCAGGTGGTGGGGACAAGCCTAGTATAAATATAACTATTTCGGGTGTTACTGAAGTAGAGAATGTAATTGATGGAGAAGTTATAGATGGCGACTAGTTTCGGATTAGGTAATGAGCCCGATATTATAGGTGAAGATATTCCTTCGTATACCAAAGAGGATATACAAAGGGCTGTAAGAGGTGCTGGTTATTTAGGTACTCCTTCGTATACACAGGAAGATGTACAAAGGGCTGTAATGGATGCTGGTTATTTAGATGCCCCTCCTGAGTTCTCACAGCAAGGTGCTTTAGCCCAACTAGAGGCTGACCTAATGAATGATATTATGATTAGAGACCAACTTAGGGAAGAAGAGTTGTTAGGTCAACAGAATGTGGAAGCATTGGATAATCAAAGGGGTCTTAAACTTGACCCTAATTTCTTGATTGATGTAGAAGGTTTTGAAACAAATGCGTATGTCCCTATAGACAAACAAACTAAAAAGGCTAAAGATAATAGTGGGGTAACTATTGCTTCAGGTATTGATTTAGGGCAATGGAGTGAAAAAGACCTTGTAAACTTAAAAGTACCACAACCTATACTGAATAAATTAAAGCCTTACTTGGGCAAGAAAAAAGATAGTGCAATAAAGTTTTTAGATAACAACCCTCTTAGCTTGTTAGAAGCAGAAGCAAAAGAACTTAACAATATATTTAAAACCCACTTTGCGGAAAAAATAGCTAGTAGATTTAACAAAGATTCTAATATAAAGTTTGAAGACTTGCCTTCTGAAGTACAGACTCCATTAATCTCTGTTGGTTTTCAATATGGTAATAAAATGTTTAAACATAACTTTTGGAAACAAGTTACAAGTGGCAAATGGAAAGATGCTTATAACAACCTTATGAATTATGGTGATGACTACTCCACCAGAAGAAAAAAAGAAGCTGCTTTACTTAAATCATCGGGCATTTTTTAATTGAGTAATGACCTCAGTATTAAACTACTTCCCTGGCAACAAGAAGTTTGGAATAGTGAAACTAGATTTAAGATAGTAGCTGCTGGTCGACGTACTGGTAAATCCAGACTAGCTGCTTGGCTACTTATCGTAAACGCTCTACAGCTAGAGAAGGGGCATGTTTTCTACGTAGCCCCCACACAAGGGCAAGCAAGAGATATTATGTGGTCTACTCTATTAGAGTTAGGTCATCCAGTAATTAAGTCTAGTCATATTAACAACCTCCAGATTACCTTAGTTAATGGTGCTACTATTAGCTTGAAGGGTGCAGATAGACCAGAGACTATGCGTGGTGTGTCTCTTAAGTTCTTAGTATTGGATGAATACGCTGATATGAAACCAGCAGTGTTTGACCAAATCCTTCGTCCTGCCCTAGCTGACCAACGTGGTAGTGCTTTGTTTATCGGTACTCCTATGGGTCGTAACCACTTCTATGAGTTGTTTAAGCAGGCGGAGTTAGGAGATGACCCTACACTAGAGTCTTGGCACTTTACTTCGTATGACAATCCCCTATTAGCAGAAGAAGAAATAGAAGCTGCTAAAAAGACTATGAGTTCCTTTGCGTTTAGGCAAGAGTTCATGGCATCGTTTGAGGCAATGGGTAGTGAAATATTTAAAGAAGATTGGGTTAAGTTTAGTGAAGAAGCTCCAGAAATCGGTGACTATTACATTGCTATTGACTTGGCTGGTTTTGCAGACGTATCTAAAGCTGCTACATCGAAAGCTAAGAAACTTGACCAAACGGCTATTAGCGTTGTTAAAGTAAATGAAGAAGGGTGGTACGTAGAAGATATTATCTACGGCAGGTGGGATATTAAAAAGACAGCAGAGAAGATATTTAGGACTGTATTAAAGTATGAGCCTATCTCTGTTGGTATTGAGAAGGGGGCATTAAAGAACGCTGTACTCCCTTATCTTATGGACTTACAAAAGTCTAGGCAAAAGTTCTTTCGTGTAGAAGAACTAACACATGGTAACAAAAGAAAAATAGATAGGGTCATTTGGGGCTTACAAGGTAGGTTTGAAAATGGTGCTATTACTCTAAACACTGGAGATTGGAACAGCGAGTTCCTAGATGAATTATTCCAGTTTCCTAACCCCTTAGTTCATGATGACCTTATTGACTCTCTAGCATACATAGACCAACTAGCTAAAGTTAGTTACGCGTACGATATAGAGTATGAAGATGACTTTGAATTTATAGACCCTATAGCAGGATATTAATGTATGGATATGGAAAAAGTAATACCTCTAGACCTGTCTGATAGAGATAAACTACCTGACCTAGTCCCTTTTGACCCAGAGACTATGAAACCACAAGATATAGGTTTTGGTCAACCATCTACAGAAATATTAATCTCTGAGGATTCTCCAGATGGAAAAGTCTGGAATATACCTTCTCTATGGTGGACTCGTGAAGGAGAACCTGTTTATGTTACTCCACAAACAGCAGCAAGATTAGCGTTTGTGTACGAAAGAGATAATGGGGTCAAGTTTCCAAGGTTTCCAGAAGGGGCTTATGAAAAGGCATCTGAAGAAGCACAAATACGCTCCAATAATGAAGGGGCAACTAACATAAGACTAGCCAACTAGGGTAAAGTATGGAAAATGAAGATAATCTACTGAACAACATTAACCTAGAACAATGGGTGATGGATAAATGTGAAGGGTGGCGTGACCACTATGATGATAACTATCGTGTATCACATGAAGAGTATTACAGATTATGGCGTGGTATCTGGTCTAAGGAGGATAGCCTAAGACAAACTGAACGCTCTCGTATTATTACACCTGCACTACAGCAAGCAGTAGAATCGTCTGTAGCTGAGGTAGAAGAAGCAACCTTTGGTAGAGGTAGCTGGTTTGATATTAAAGACGATATGCAAGACCCTACAGGCTCTCAAGACATAGAGTTTTTAAAAAACCAACTAGCTGAGGATATGACTTTTGCTAAAGCTAGAACTTGTGTTTCAGAATGTCTTCTTAACGCTGCTGTATACGGTACTGGTATTGGTGAAATCTACATAGAAGAAACCAAAGAAAACATACCAGCTATGCAACCTACACCAGATGGTCAGATGCAAGCTGTAGGTGTCATAGAGCGTGATAGGTTCTTAGTTAAGCTACGCCCTATTATGCCTCAGAACTTCCTTATCGACCCACTAGCTACATCTATCGAAGAAGCTCTAGGTTGTGCAGTAGATATGTACGTACCACTACATCAAGTAGAGTTGGATATTGAAAAAGGTATCTATCGAGATGTAGAAGTAGAGACTGTTGCAGCAGATGATGACCTCGAACCTGACCAAGATATTACAGTAAACGTAGATGATAGGGTTCGCCTTACTCGTTACTACGGACTAGTTCCTAAAGCCCTGTTCGATGAGGCAGAAGGTGAAGAACTAGAAGAAGATGAGATTGCTGTAGCTTTAGGTGAAGAAGAAGAAAAAGATTCTAGCTATATTGAAGCTATGGTGGTTATTGCTAACGGGGATACCCTACTTAAAGTAGTAGCTAACCCATTTATGATGCAAGACAGACCACTTATTGCATTTAAGTGGGATGCAGTACCTAGTAAATTCTGGGGTCGTGGGGTTTGCGAAAAGGGTTATAACAGCCAAAAAGCCCTAGATACAGAGCTACGTGCTCGTATAGACGCTCTTGCACTTACTGTACACCCTATGATGGCAGTAGATGCTAGTCGTATGCCTAGAGGCTCTCAGTTTGAAATACGACCTGGCAAAACTCTCCTTACTAACGGTAATCCAGCAGAGATATTACAGCCATTTAAATTTGGTGCTGTAGATAACATTACCTTTACACAAGGGGCTGCATTACAAAACATGGTACAGCAAGCTACAGGAGCTGTAGATACTGCTGGCATGCAGAACGCTATGAATGGTGAAGCAACTGCTGCTGGTATTTCTATGTCTTTAGGTGCGATTATCAAGCGTCACAAGCGTACCTTACTTAACTTCCAAGATAACTTCCTTATTCCTTTCGTTACTAAAGCTGCACATCGTTATATGCAGTTTGACCCACAACTTTACAGAGCGCAAGACCTTAAGTTTGTAGCCTCTAGTTCACTCGGCATTATTGCTCGTGAGTATGAAGTCACACAGTTAGTACAGCTTTTACAAACTATGCCAGCAGAGAGCCCTATGTACAGCTTCCTAGTTCAATCTATTGTTGAGTCTATGAACCTTACTAAACGGGAACAAATCCTTGCAGGTATTGAGCAAGCTAATCAGCCAAACCCACAAGCACAACAAGAAGAGGCTATTCGTAAGCAGTTTGAGCTTGAGCTTGCTAAAGCTAACTTGCAACAAATCCAATTACAAAATGCAGAAATACAAAGTCGAGTTCAACAAAACAGTGTAGAGACTCAGTTACTACCTGTGGCAGAAGAGACTGACCGTATCGAAGCTATTGCTAAGACATTACCACCTGATGAGTTTGCACAAGCTGTCAAGATGGCAGAACTTAGTTTAAAACAGCAAGAGTTAAAAGTAAAAGAAGATATTGTTGAAATGCAAATGAGGAAATCTGATGGTAACTAAACAAGAACTTGATGGGGTGCTGATAGAAATCAACAACATCCTGAAAAAGTTTGAAGAAAGAATTACAAATTTAGAAAAGGCTTATACACCTAAGCCAGCAACAACTAGAAAGACTACAACTAAAAAATAAATTTAACCACACATACACCTATTGGG